TCAAGTTCTGGGTTTGTCGTTATAAATCTGACCACCGTTTCTCAGCGCCTTGCGGATCCCTTCGCTGACCTCATACTTGATACGATCCCCCAGAGCTTTATCTACGGCAGCAGCGTTCGAGGATGCGGAAGTCTGAGACATCGCATTGCCTTTGTTATCGATATAGATATCCACGTTTATCTGTGGAGAATTTCCGCCGCCGCCCAGGGCACGCACACCCAACCGACCGGCAGAATCGCGGGTAAGCGGCATAATCGCTTCCGGCCCGGCCTCGGCAAATACGCCACCTTTTGCGAATTTGGATGCGCCCTGGAAGGTGAAATACTGAGGGGAGTCGTAGACGCCATTCACATACTTGCTGAGGCCTGAAGATTCGTACACCCCGCCTTTGGCATTGGCGACGGTGCTGCCGAACGCAGAGCCAATAGACGCAATCCAGCCAGTAGAGGAACCTGCCATACCGCTGAAAGCAGCTTTGGCAGCATTCGCGATCAGCAGCTGCATGGTAACCTTCTCGATTATCTTGATAATCGACATGCCCCAGCTTTTCCACGAACTGGCCGAGCCATTCAGCGTATCAACCAGACTGTCTACCGCCCCGCCCATAGTGACGTTAATCACCTCGCCTGCCGCTTTGGACATGTTGGTGGCTTCATCCATCCAGTCTTTCATTGAGCTGGACGCGCCGGACAACCAGTCGCCCTGGCTCTCCTTCAGCTTGTCGTATTTCTCGTCAATCAGATCGAGGGTTTTAAGGTATTCCTGCGTGGATCTCGCGTTTGTATCGCTAAGGTTGCCGCCGCCCCTCTCAAAGTCGATACGCGCCTGCTGGAGTTCGGCAAACTTCTGGCGCTGCATGGACGACATGCCCGCAGTGTCGGTAATATTGCGGATCTGCGCCTGATACTTAAGCTGCTCATCCTGCATGGATTTAGCCAAGCCGTTTGTCTTCTTCTGGGCTTCCAGTTCTTCGTTCTTTTTGTCCACAGCTTTGGCCGCCAGCACAATGGCGGTCTGGTTGGCGAGCTGGGATTTTTCATGCGCACTGAGAAGGTTGTCCTGGGCATAGGTCGCCAGTTCGATAAAACGTGCGTGAACCTTGCTGTATTCGGTATTGCGCACCTGGACTTCGCCGGATTCCTTCAGCTTGTCGATGGTGTCGCTGAGGATCAGAGACTGGGCTTTGTAATTCAGCAGAGTACGATCGCCAGCAGGCATGGTGATTGCCGGGGTTTTGGTTTTGGCATCCTTGTACATCTCGTCAATGCCTTTGCGCGCCCGGGCTATGTCGGCAGCTGACCAGAGGGTGACCCGCTGGTCTTTCGGTAGGAACTGGGTGGCTTTGGCGGCTTTGGCATTTTCGGCAATGAGTTTGTTGAGGCGAGCCACTGCCTGCGAGCGTTTCTCTGTGGTGGTAGTACCGGCATCAAGGTACTTATTCAGCTCCTGCTGGCCAGCTATCGCAGCCGCATTGATGCTGGTGGCTTTTGCCTGCACAGCGGCATAGCCTTCCTGAGATTTAATAACAAACTCAAGAGCGCTTTGCTGTTGCTTTAACTCTGCTATTTGGCGTGCGTTAGCTCCTCCATCACCAATACTCCCCAGCCCAAAGACGCCTGGCCGAGAGGTATCGCTTAGTGTTTTAATCTGCTGTTTTACCTGCTCAAGGCGATCAGCATCGCTAGTTGTCCGGCCAATACCCATTGCCGCGTCCCAGTATTTACCCCACGCATCAGCAGCCCCACGAAGAATCCGATCAATCAGTCCCATATTGTCCAGGGTAGACTGGGCGCGCTGCTGTTCGGCCTGGCTGTAGGCTTTTGCTGCTGCCTCAGCTGCGCCCTCTTTATCGCCGCGCCGCTCGAGCGAGGAAATATATTCGTACTGGCTGGCCGTCAGGTAGTGCATAGTGGAGTTCAGCTCTTCTGAGGCCTTGGTCGGGCTGGTGTAAAGCTTCTGGAAGTTCTTCACCGTGGCATCAACAGACTGGCCGGTTCCCCGCTCCATTGCCATTGCTGCGCGGGTGACAGATTCGAGCTGCTCCGGTTTGAACGTGCCAGCCCCAGCCACCTGCGCCAGAGCACGCGCCGCCGCTGATACCTTTCCACTGGCCCCGCCAATCTTCATCGCCAAATCTGAAAGCTGTACGGCAGATTGCGCAGAGTACTGCCCGGTAAGGATCAGTTGCTTATTGAACTCTGTCGCATCCTGAGCGCCTTTATACCAGGCGGTAGCCAGCGCCCCGGCACCAACAGCCAGTGAACCAATGCCCAGCACTGCAGGAGTCAGCGCCCCGGCCAGAGTGCGAAGATAACTCCCGACGCCGGATACCGCTCCTTTGACTGAACCGAACTGGTCCTTAATCTGCCCGCCCTGCTGGAGCAGGATTAGGAACGGAGACTGCCCACCAGCCAGCTGGGTAGCAATATCGGTGAACTGTGCCGGGAGAGTACGCAGAGCAGCATTGTATTGCCCGATGGAAATACCGGCCCGCTGGGCCGCCAGCTCCTGCCGGGATAGCGCCTGCGGCATGGAATCTGCGAGGCCGGTCAGTTTACGGCGCGTATCCTCCAGTTGCTGATTGAAGTGCTCGAACTGCGTGCCGTTGATGCGCCCGGCTTCGAAATGGGTCACCAACTGCGCGTACTGCTCATCCAGCGTGTTGAACGCGCGGATCGTCGGATCGATGCTGCCCAGCAGGTTCTTCAGCGCAGCGGATTGCTTGTCTGCCGCCTGGGTGGCCGCCAGTTCAATCTGGGCGCGCGCTGCCGCTTCGCCGGTATCGGTTAATTTCAGGCGGGTTTGATCGAGGAGTTTTTGATAATGCTCGTACTCTTCACTGTCCAGCCAGCCTTTGCTGAATACGGCTTTAAGGTGATCCTGCTTATCTTCCAGCCTTCCAAGCGCGGCCACGGTCGGATCGATGCTCTCCAGCAGCCCTTTGATTTCCTGGTGCTGAGCGCGAAGGGCTTCTGAACCTTCTTTTGCCGCGGGTTTAACCCGTTTATTCGCATCTGCCAGGGCGTCAGCGCCAGCGACGGCACCCGCCGCCGCCTGGCCGAGTTTATCCAGTTCGTTGCTGGCCGTTTGCAGATCGGATACATCGGCCCGGAGAGTGATTGAAGCTATTTGGTCTGTCATCAGACCTCCTGTTAATGATATCGGTCACGAACGCCTGACCAGGCTGCCGGTGATGTTGCTCCGATTCTCTGTCCATGCGCCTGGCTGACCGCCTGCCCCCACGCCTGCAGCACATCATTGAGTGCGCCAGGGTAGTTATTCGCAAACAACCGGGCCGTATCTGCGTTAAATGGCATATCGGCTTCCCAGTCTGCAATCATGAATAGCAGCGCTTCGGCGGTAGTGGGGGTGGGTTGATTCGGGGCAGCCTGGAGTTCGGCCAGGGAGGGGATCTTAAAAGTTAGATTAAGCGGGGCGGGTTCGCCGCCCGGTTTAGTGACGTAGACGGTTTTTTTCACCGTCTCCATGACTGTTGCCCCAGCGTTGTTTTGATCAGGTCGTTCACAGTCTGATTTACAACATCAACATTGGCTGTACTGCTTTTCCCCTGGATATAACTGCGATCCCCCACTGACACGTTGAGGTTTTCCAGTTTCTTGCACAAGACATCCGGTAACTCGCCACCGAAACGGTGATTAATAACCGCCACCAGCTCGGTGCGGAATGCTTCGTTTTTATTAACGCCAAGCCCCTGCCAGAGATGGCGCTGATCCACCTGAATATCTAATTTCATACGTAGCCTTCCTGTTTGAGAATTTTTTCCATCAGCCCGCGCGCAATAGAGTTAAGAGTCGGGGCCACGTTGAGGGGGGATTTACTGCGCTCACCGTCCTGTATGCGCTTGATTACTTCCATCTGCTCTTTGGTAAGCAGGATGGGTTTGAAGTTCGGGTTGTACGCCATAACTGACCTCACTATATATTTATCAGGGTCAATAATATTTCATAAAACGCAACGAAAACACACTATATTGCAGAATTCGGCATGATAAGCACAAAAAAAAGCCACCTACTGGTGGCCTTGTAGAATATAAATGCTTAAAACTTAGACTTTACGGTCTGCCGGAATGAGTCTCTAATCTGCGGGGGTAATTCGTTCGAGAGATTTCGTATCTGGGTTTTGTATTGTTCGTAAATATCCTTGGGGAGTTGGCCCGGGTGTAAGTCAATCAGGGAAATATAAAGCGTATCGATAGCCCCTCGCTCAAGTACCACATCACAGTTATTCAGCTTGAAATAGTTATCAGCTGACCATAAGACTGGATCGGGTTCTTGGCTTTTCGCCCCCGGCTGGATATCACTCCCGCAGTGCTTACACTTGATAGCTTCGCCCTGTATCAATTCGGCGCAGAACGGACACTTCACCAGCCCGGCGGCAGAAGGTGTCCCCTTGCCAAAAATCAGCATCAGAACCCCCACCAGCACGATCAACCCACCAATGATGGTGTGATTTTGCTGTGAAGCAATGAGGCCGATGTTGTTAATCCTGCCATAGCCCGTATCGACGCTGACATCCATATTCAGTGCCACCACAACCCAGAGAACGCCGATCACCAGCGCGAAAAAACCCAGCTTTTTCATTTTGTTTGCCCTGCTGCGAAAGAATACACGCATCATATCAGGGGTGTTTTGCACCCCCTATGCAATTTTTTTCCCGTCAGCTATCCACATCCGCGGTGCCACCCACCAGGTTAAGCAGGATGTCGTCGAGTTCTTCCCTGGCTTCGTGCCGTTCGCTAGCCCGCAGCCATTTCAGCACATCCACGGCCTCGCGCTGGTGGCGGGGCCGGATAATTATCAGCTTTTTATCCAGCCAGTCCTCCCGGTCACTGACCTCCTGCCGGTGCTCCGCACCGTACTGCCAGCCCAGCTCCTTGCTGGCTGTGTGACGCATCTCATACAGCCAGTTCCATTATTCGAACTCGCACACCACGTCAGAAAGGGTGTGCGGATCGGGCAGAACGTCGCAGAATCCGTTGTGCGCTTCGCTGCGGGCATCATCAACCTCCATACCCCGAAACCCGCACAGCTTCCCAGACTCTACCTCTTCCGGTGTCATGCCGAAGTGATCACCCACCAGCAGGGCCGACTGGTCAATCAGCAGTTCGGCGGCCACCGGCTCCAGTGCGGCATCATAGCTACCGTAGTGAGCCCTCACCTGGCGGGCGCTGTCGATATTGCTTCTGGCCCGGTTGAGGAAGTGCTGCAGGTTATCCATGAACATCGTGCCGAATGCCACGTTGAGCAGGTCTGCGCCATTGAGCACCAGCCAGTCACGGTACCGCTTCTCTGCGTCTTTCGGTTTGATGGTCAGCTTACTGAGCGCATCCTCGGCGGCGGCCAGGTGCGCCGGTTCATTCAGCTTGATCACCTCCAGCACCCATAAATAAGCGTCCGTCGGCTTATGCCCGGTCACCGTTTTTTACGGCGGCAGTGGTTTCACCGTCGCCAGCTCGCTGCTGTGTACCGGGGCCGGAATGGTGAACAGCACCGCCTGGGCCGGGTTGTCATCGAACAGGCCGCTGCGTTTGCAGACGGCGCGCACGGTGGTGACCTTGATACCCGTTTCACCGGCAATGCGGCCATAACCCAGGCCCCGGCGTTTAAGGCGGATAATCTTCGCCTTTTGCTCTGTAGTCAGGCGCATCCTGAACCCTCCTTTTTTTTCATGTCTGCCAGGGTATCAAGTGCCCGTTGTTGTTGCTCCGCCGTCACTTCCCTGGCGGGATCCCCGGCAAGGTTAAAGCGCGGCCCACCGGCGGCCAGCGCTTTCAGGTAGGACGTGCGCCGGGTGTACATGGCGATGGCGACCCGCACCCTGCCAGCGCCAGTTATGCCCCGGGAGCGCATGTCTGCGGTTATCAGTTCAGCAACACCCACCACCAGCGGCCGCGGCGCGTCCAGATTGAACAGTGCAGGCCAGTGAGTGATCAGCAGCTCCAGCTTTTTGCGGTTGTACCGGCTGCGCTTTGTGCCTGCTGCTGCGCCAGCGCCTGTATGAGCCGCTTTCTCTGCTGAGTCCATGTTAGGGGGTAGTTTTGCCGCTGCGCCTATTGCGGCGCGTTTCAGGCTCAATACCGGGCGTTTTTGTTCTTCCATTTTCGGCATCCTCAGAAGGGGATCTGATCGTCGTAAGGCTGGCTCTGGTCGTAATCGTCATAGCCCTGCGCTGGTGGCCGCGTCTCCTGCGCGCGGCGCAGCGCGTCGGTTGCCTGCCCCTGCTGGCCCTTCTTCCCGCCCGGGCGCGCCGTTCTGGCGCTGATCACACTGTCGGTGATCACTTGGTACCCGGTCTGTGTGCCGCCGTCGTTACTCGTCCACTGATTCACCTGCATATTGCCCGCCACGCTTACCATGTCGCCCTTCTGGTGCTTCGCCAGTGCTTCGGCCTGTTTGCCGAACGCGGTCACCGCCAGCCAGAAGGTAGCCTCTCCGTTCTCTGCTTTCTGGCATGGCAGCGTCACCGCCATGCGGGTAAATGCCATCGGTTTATCGTTGCTGGTCGTGCGGCTCTGCACATCAGCCACCAGCCGACCATATGCTGAAATTTGTGCTGTCATCGTCTTTTACCTGTCTGTGATGCTGAAATCCGGGGTTTGTGTTGGTTCAAAAAGGGCATTTGTTGGTTCAGTGTTGGTTCAATTTTTGAACGTGAAACCTTAGATAACAGACACATAAAAACATTGAACTAACTGAACCAACTGAACCAACACCTAAACTACACACATGAGAGAGTTACTTACTCTGGCTAGCACCCCTCCGGTTGATACTGGATCACGTAAACATTGATTTGCCGTCCATCAATGCGCGGAGACTTGCGCTGATACCCTCGGCCTGTATTTGGCGGGGTCAGCATCCCGGCATTTTTCAGCACTTCAGCAAACATCTTCGCGTTGAACCCCTGTGCAATCTCTTTTTCAAAAGCTGCGGGGAAGGTGTAAAACACCACCGGGTCAGCTTCATGCCCTCCCTTCTGGCGATACCCTGCCAGGTTGGCAATTGGCAGGCTGCCCGGGTCATATGGGAATGGCGCAAACCGGCTGAGTCCGTGAGCATTGAGGAATGCTTCTGTCTGCTCAATGATCTGCTGATGCTCTTTGTTCCCGGTGCCGAACTCCCGGATCCACGCGTTGAAGCTGTACTGAATAGCATCCCGGCATGTCTGTTCATCCCAGCCGGTGATCACCCTTCCGGCCATGAGCGCAGCCTCAAGAATGGCGAAACGCGCCCCCACTCGATGTACCTGCTCCCCGTAGTCAGCCGGAATGATCCCACGCCAGCGCGCCTCCGCCTCACGTACCGCTTTAACAGTCTCCTGCTGATGGTCAGCTAGCCACTGAACCCATGCGCGGCCAGCAGCGCCGTGATGGCTCTGATACGCATCTTTCAGCGCATCGGCATGGTGCTTACCGCTTTCATGGCCGTGGAAGCGAATAGCCTTACTGAGCGGAATATTGAGCAGGCGCACCAGTTGCCCGGCCTTTGCCTTACGCCCGGCACCAGCAATGAAAGTCTCCAGATCCACCTCTCCGGTGCTGATGGCTACAGTGCGCCAGCGTTTCAGTTCGCGGTTACCGCCCTCTTTGGCTCCCTGGAGTTTCCCGGTACCGTTGAACAATGCATAAGCCGACTTATATACCTCCACCGGATCAGCGCCTTGGCCGATTTCATCCAGGGGCATCAGCGCGTCATTGTGCGCTGCTGCTTCGTTTGCCAGCCCCAGCGCAGTGCCGTACCACGTCAGGCGCAGCACATCAGGATTGCCGTACAGACTGGCCGCCACATTGGCAGTGGTGGTTTTACCGGCGCTCGACTGCTCATAGAAATGGATCCCGAACCCGTCAGCGCCAGCCAGTCCAATCAGCGGGGCCGCCAGCGCCGCCGCAACACCGGTCATCATGGAGTAATTGCCATTAGCCAGATTTGCCACGCTATCACGCCAGCTCTCTGCTGTGCCGCTGGTGGTGTAACCTGATGCGGCAGAACTGCGGCCATTAAACAGCACCGGTATTTCAGGGGTGCCAATAATGTCACCGTCAGGCATCAGGTACGCGCCGCACTGCCAGCCTGTAGCCTGAGCGATGCGCCAGATCTCTCCTTTGTGCGCCTGGCTCTGTAACCAATCAGCCAGCGTCGCGCGCAGGCCGCTTTTAGTGGTGACATACAGGCCGCCAGCTTTGAGTGTGCGCCACCCCTCCCTTTCGCCAATATCAGCCAGGGGGATCGCCTGCGTCGTTTCCTCCTTCGCTCCCATCGCCTGCCAGCGCAACACCAGGTAGCGCGTCTTGTTGTCATCAATACCCACGCCAACTACTTTCAGCGCAGAACAGAGCAGGCTCTCTACTTCGGCGATCTCCCCGCCCTTTTCTTTAGGCTCAACCCAATAAAGACCATTTCGACGGCTATCCACGTAGGGCTTCTGTGCGTTGCGTTTCTGGCTGGCGCTATCTGTCACGGTCACTTCAGGTGACACAAATACATCCTCTCCCTGTGGTTGATACAGTGATTTAGTGAACGCGGCGCGTGTTTGGGCAATGCCGTCATGCTGGCGCAGATCGTCCCAGTCGGCTTTAAATTCGCCTGCAGGCAACGCCACCCACCCGGCAACAGCCTGAGCGGCTTTCTCTGCGCTGATGTGGCCGGTGTTCACCTTAAGTTTCCCCCGGTCATCCGTCTCGCCCGGTACGTGCCAGTCGTTATCTGCGGCAATAACGATCTGTGCATGCGGGTAGTGCTGGCGCATCACCTGCGCTACGGGCAGCAGATTCCCGGCGTCAATCGCCACCACCGCCAGCGCATCAGGGCGCATCAGGTGAACAGACAGAACAGTTGCCAGTCCTTCACCAATAATCACCGTCTGCGGCGATTTAACGGGATTAATGACGTGATATGCCCCCTTTTTCGCCGAACCGGTAAGCAGACGTTTTTCACCATCAGCCGTAATGGTCTGCGCGGCAGCTGTTGCGCCGGATTCATTCACCAGGGTCAGCACCAGGGCCCCATCAGGCAGGATCGGATAGGTAAACCCGGGCAGCCCCTTGCCAGCTAGATAAGCGGATTCACCAGGTTGTGCCTGCGCTGTCAGCGCCGCCAGCCTAGAAGAAAAGCGGGCCGCGCGCGCCGCCTGCTCCTGGGCTTGCTGCTGCGCCAGCGCCGCCCGGCGTTCTGCCTGGTCCTTTTGCTGCCGGGCACCACCCTGGCTGGTGGAATTGCGTATGTCCTGCACGTTCATCCCCAGAGCGTCAGCCACCAGCTGAGCGGCCCGGGTGGCGTCGCAGCTGTTCACTTTTTTCACCAGCTCCAGCCCGTCCCCGGCACCGCAGTTATTGCAGAAGTGCGCACCACGCCCGTCATCATCGAATCGGAAACGGTCTTTACCACCACAGGCAGGGCATGCAACCTGCGCACGGGGCAAGGCGGGAACGTCGATTCCCATGAGCGAAAGAACATCTGGCCAGCGCCCGGCAGCGGCATCGGATACCTGCCGGATCATGTCGATATTACGCATGGAAAATGCCTCCTTTCGACAGGCTGTCGCTCATATCCCGCAGCATATCCAGCCAAATTTCATGACCCCATTGGGTAAGCACACCATTAGCCAGGCAGCTGGTCAGCAGCTCCGAGGCCACAGCCTCCCAGTGAGTGTATTCCTGTTCAATCGGAGAGAGCATCCAGCTATCCACCAGCAGCAGAATCCCGCTTTCACCGTCAGTTACCGCCACGTGGACGATCTGCCCGTTAACCGGCAGGGGAAACCACTCACCGCCATTGTCCTGGCGCAACCGCAGAAGAACAGCAGCAGCAAACTCGTTAACCAGCATGGTCAGGCGCGCATTATGGGCTGTACGCTTCACTTGGTTTCCTCCGGCGGGGTGACGGTATAGCCGCAGCGTCTCAGGAATTGGACCATACCTGCAGGGGTGATCAACACTTCCTCATCAGAAAGTGGACGAGCGGACGCTATGCCGTTATTGGTATAGAGCTGCCAGCGGCCACCAGCCGGGAAGCTGGCGACGGTCGCCGTATCAGCGCGGCGCACGAGATCGTAAATTTCGTTCATTCACCGAACCCCGCATCGTTCAGGTTATCCCAGACGGTATGGGCCAACCGGCGGCTGAGAGAAAGCAACGTTTTGAGGTCGGTTTCATCCACCTTGTCGCTGACCATTTCAGTGGCGATCAGCAGCGCGCACAGCTCCGTGGTAGTTTCGATTGTGTTCTGTCGCTCGGTTCTTTTCACGCTGCCACCTCCTGGCGGATGCGCCCGGCGAAGAAACAGACGTGATCGCGCGCCAGCATGCAGCGTGCTTCGCGTTCAGATACGGCAGGAATATGGTGAAGAACAGGTTTGTTTGTGGGGCAATCGCGCCGAACAGCGGCGATAATCCAGATAAATTGTGGGCGAGTTTGGGTAGGGGTCGTCATCATGATGATGATCTCCTTTGACTTATGTAAGGAGTCACCACCAGAGTTTCCACGCTCGAGGGTGGTGACACTGACAGGGGTGGAAATACCGGCGTCAAAGGGTACCGGCCAGCCTTTCGGCTGCCCTATCAGCGCCACCATAGAAGAATATCGGCACTGCTGGCCAATATAGAAATATGCTGGATCTGCGACAATAAAAAAGACGCTTTCGGCGTCTGTTATCGCCTTTGACTTATTTTCCAGGTTTCCACGCCCGGCACCAGATTTTGCTGGTGCGGGATAACCATACACTTGTCGTATTGACACAGGCAAGCCCTTTTTGTGCATAGGGTGCATATTGTGATTCATGGCGCTTTTACGCATGGTTCACCCCCAGGCGTTTTGCCAACCAGCGCTGAGAGAGGCGCATCAGTTCAACTTTGCGCTGCTGGTAGTCCTGCCCCAGTTCGATCAGCGTGATATTGGTCTGCTCCAGATATGAGAGATGTTCGAGCTGCTCAGTACTCATGGAGTCGCGCGGTTCGCCAGTGATGCTGCCGTTCTCCGCCCACTGCTTAGCAGTCAGGCCACCCAGAACAATGCGCGCCAGCATGTTGGACTCGTTGGCATAATGGCGTTGCTGAGTCTGCTTACCCAGCTCTGCGCGGGCAGCATCCAGCGCCTCACACATAGGCTTAAAGTAATTTGCAGCATTCAGACGAGCCTTAAGCTGACGACGAAAACGGGCGGCCACTTCCGGCGCGCTACGATGGAGCTCCTCTTCACACTGGATGAAATACTGACGAACATCACGGCCCTGCTGGTTGCGCTCAACCATAGCCAGTTCTTTTGCCATGCCGATGGTGATCGCGTAATCCACCTCCGGGCGTCCGGCCCCGTTAATTCCCACCCGTTCCGGTGTTAATTGGTCAAAGTCTGTACCTTTGATAAACCCGTACTGGGATACGCGGCCATTGAACCAGCTGCCAAAAACACGCCTCACACCCAATGTCTGGTGTAATGATTTGGCGCTGACGATATTCGCTTCACGTCCGCCGATCCGCCCGCTAATAACAGGAATGAAGGATGCGAAATCTTTATTGGTAATTCGCTCCTGGCTGGCTTCAGGGTGAGCGAGGCCCTGACCGGCTAAGGTCATATTATTTTTCATCAGGATTTTTCTTATTCAGCGACGTTGTCCGTGTACAGATTCAGAATGGCTTCAATGTCCAACTGGTTAAGCGGCTGGTGGCCGTTATTAACTGCACTGGCATTAACCAGGGCGATCACCTTCTGCACCTCGGCGCGCTTAATGAAGCGGTAACGGTAATGGCTGCCAATACCATCAGGGTTAGCTTCGTCGATACGCTCGAACTGCATATCGAGGCGGCGCTCCAGATCCGTGACGTAGTTCCGGCCGGAGGGAAGGCGACATTGCAGCAGGATCTCATTTTCAGTGATACCGGCAGCGCCGGAACGCAGAATTAGCAAACGGGCTTTATGCTTCTTTGGCACTGGCTTTGAATAAAGCGAATGGCTATCATGGCTACCAGCAATATTAATTTGCGCATCAGGATCAGGTTTGTTTTGTTCACTATGACGCTCGGTAGCACGGGCGTTTTTTATTTGCATCAGGCCACCTTCCCGCGGCGTTCTGCAAGCCAGTTATTAATTTCCACAGCGTCGAATGCTGTAACGCTATCGCTGAGCTTAATGGGGCGAGGCAATTTGCCGTTCTTCACCCAGCGGTCGATGGTAGGCATGGATACGCCCAGCAGTTCCGGCATGCGGAATCGACGAATGTAGCCTGTGGTAGGAATTGATGATTGTTCATTCATGTCTCCGTAACTCCTGTTGATAGCGGATGACGTTACGTGAACAAAGTTAGCAATTTGATTTCTGATAGATAAGGCACAGTAACTCTACTGTGCCTGTATAGTTATGACACTCTACTGCTTGCCGTTAGCTGCCGCTCTTAAGTGCTTCAGGATTACTTCTTTGTTGTTAATGGCTAGCGGAGGTATCTCATCCTTTCGATTCAGTACGCAGTCTCGCCATTTCTCAGGGCTTATCTCCAGTTGCTTGCCGCGACATTCATCTGGATATTTAGAAAGCAAAAAGATTGCAGATTTAAACAGTTTCTCTCTATTCGTCGCGTGGTGTTCAGCCAAGTGATTAACATTTTTTACAGCACGAGTTAAATCAAAATTAGCATGAACTCCACACTGGGCATGATTTGGCAATTCACTGTAGTCACCAGCGTGATTGAGTAACTCCCTGATCTGCTCGGAGGTAATCCACAAATCATTTTCCGTTATTTCAATGTCGGGATAAATTTCATCGAGGTATTCATCGTCATCTTCGCTATTACAAAGTTCATCATGATTAAGAGCTATAGGAACTAAGCAAAGAGATGGCGTAGTTTCGTTAGTTCGATAAAGACCTAATGATCCCCACAGAAGGGGAGATTTGCCAAAATTCAAAACCGAATTTATTACCGGTAGCTGGGGTATCCATAACCCAAAAGCTCTACCTTGGTGACTCTCCACTCTCTTACCGGAAGGAGTCTCGTCTACAGCCTGAGTCTGATAAAAAAACGGATTGAAAATAGGTTCATCGTTCCTTTCATCATAAGAAATCCGATCAATTGAGAAAGATGAATGCTTCGATATATCGCGTGCTGTTGCCATGTTGCTGTAGTCATGATCTAAAGATAAATACCATTCAGTAAGTTCATCAGCATCACCTGCAACCCAGAGGACTGATTTTAAACCGTCCAGCCTGACACATAGGGTTATCTTCTCCGACACGGCAAGGCTAAGTAGATCAGCAGTTGTAACACCTAAAAATTCAGCAGCCCTATTTAGGCGGCAGAATGAAAAAGGTATTTTTGTAGTGTCTGACATATGCCACCTTATAGTGTATTAACTTTAAATTAATGAGCCCAACGATAACTCTTCCAGTTAATCACTGCAGGGCTATCCTCTATCTGTTCGGTTAGTTCGCCATTTTTATTTGAATGACGTTGTAATCTTCACCGCTCTCCAGCGCTACCAGAAGGTCGGCCCACATAGAAAGCGCAGCCTTCCGTTCGTTAAAATACTGGTGCCGGTTATAGACACCTTCGACGCCTGGTATTTTGTGGTTAAGGCATCTCTCAGCGATTATCGGATCTACACCAAGGGTTGCCAGATGCGTTCTGGCTGTGCGTCGGAAGTCATGCACACTAAATGATTCAACATCTGGCATGGCGGCCAGTATGTGTGGAAAGGCAGTGTTAAGCACTGAACTGCTGACGTGAGATGTAAGGCGTAGTTTTCTGGCGGGCAATATCCACTTACTACCGCATGATAAGGCTTTCAACTCCTTCAGCCAGCCAATTACCGGCTCGGCCAATGGGATATCTATTTCCTCCCCTGTCTTGGTTCTCTCGCCAGGAAGATGCCAGACTGCGTTATCGAGATCGAACTCATTCGCCAGTGCCGCGCAGAGTTCCATTTTCCTTACACAGAGAGCAAGCAGTAGCTTAACGGTCAATTCATTCTCTCTGGTAAATGCTTTAATGCGGTGCATGGCATCAAACAGGCGCGCCAGTTCAGTGCGAGTCAGGAATCGTTTTCTGCTCTCTTCTTTTCCACCTGCATCCTTTGCCGTGAACGGCATGGCCGGGTTCACTTCAATCAGGCCGCGAACAACTGCGAAGTCAAAAATCTTCTTCATCATGCGCAGCACGTCGTTCGCCACAGTCAAAGCGCCACGGTCACGCACCGATCGTAAAACTTCATCAACATGCCGAGGTTTTACATCCTCAACTTTCATGCTGCCAATCAGGGTACCAATGTTGAAGTCAGCGACTTTTTTATAAATCTGGGGGTTCTTGAATGAGGGGAGGATATGACGAGCATAGAAGTCATTAATTAGATCCTGCACACGGACAGCGCTCTTATCTGCCTCGATCTTTGCGGCGGCATCAGCCTTGCGCTGCTGCTTTTCTCCGGCGACGTCAAAACCCAAAGCTACACGAGCCGAAAGCTCCTTAGCTGCCTCTCGCGCTTTAGCAAGAGTCAAATCAGCATATGAACCGATAACCATCGCTCGAGCTTTGCCAGCAATCTTGTACCTGAACCGCCATACAGGAACGCGGTCAACTTCGCGGTATCGCAAATAAAGGCCATTGCCATCAGAACGACCCTCGAAACGCTCGCCAGCCCTTACCCAGGCTTTGATCTGCATATCAGTTAACTTTGCCAC